AATCGCCCCGGTGAGTGGCTGGTAGCCTTCTCTGTCCAGTGCCCGCAGCCTAACTACCACGTCGAGCGGACCTGCCGAACAACCGTTGTTTTCCATATCAGTCTCCTGTGCGCGGCAGATTAATTGGTTGAAGTGATCCACTGGTCGCCGAACTTGAGTCCGATCCGGTCGAGCATGGCGTCCATATCACGACTCATTTCGGCAACCGCAATGCTGAAGACATCCATCTTTTTTTCATCTCGCTCCAGGGTGACGGCGTGAAACGACTGTACTTTCATCCGCGGGTCGTAGTTGGCAAAATGCCAGTACTTCCTGCCGGTGACGAACATCGAAAACTGAACCTGATCTATGTACTCTTGCTTGATCTGTCCGTTGACGAGGAAGTCGAGATAGACCTTCGTTGTCCACGGGCACTTAATCTCGACCCCGCTGTTATCGTCGGCAATCCCGTCTGGACTGCACCCGTAACGCATCGTCTTATCGCCATAGATGAAAGCAATCGGATTCACTGGTACACCGACATGGAAGGCGAATATCTGGCGGGCGTGGTCCTCGTATTCATGCCCCCACTCGGCTTGCTTGAACGATCCAGGTTCTGCTTGTTGCCCTGTTGCTACTTCAGCCACCAGATCAAGCAGGTAACCGTCCCTGGCCGGGGATGTCTGGCGCGGCAGTTGATTGCGGACCCATGACACGCAATCCGCTTTGGTGCCTGTGAATTCGACGCCGCGGAATGTGACCGAATTTGAGCGGCCAACCTTGACGATCTCAAGATCGTCAGGAAACGGTGACAGAGGGCCGGTGGCTATAAGATCAGATGCCCGCGATGCGGTAATCACGCCGAGGCGGGATGACATCCATTCTGGACTTCCTTGATTGACTTTGGTGACATCGAAACCCAAGCGAGCCATGGATAGCGCCGATTGTTCGGCGAGCACTTTTTCGTAATAGTTCATGCTGCCTTCTTCTTATTCAGAAAAGCTATAACCTTGACCCCTTCGTCTTGGGACAAGTCCTCGATATTGCCTATTTCCCGGTGGAAGTTGCTGGTTAGCACCTTGGCCAGATCGTCCCATGTTTTCTCCATCGCATTGAGCAGATCAGTGATGGCGACGATCTGGTCTTGTGAGATCGGGGAAATGTCTTTCTCTGGAGCCATGCCCTCCCCGCCGTCGGTATTGAGATGATGAATAGCTTTGTCGAGGCGGTCGCGGCGCGGCCAGTATTTGGCAGCACGTTTTACGACCGTCTTCTTTATCATCTCGCCCTCGTCAGTGACCCATGGACACTTTTTCTTGTCCTTAACCCACGCCTTCCAGGCAGATGAGCGGTCGCGAATCGCATAAACTTCCTCGATGTTCATGCACTCGGTAAGGTAGTCTCCTGTATCGGTCTTGACGACAACATAAACGCCGACGACCGGCCGCAGATTGCGGTCCTTGTCGAATGGTGAATATTTATGGACCGGCTCCTGTGCAATCCCTCGCAGTTCGAATTGATCGCCTTCCCGGACCAGGACCGCTTGGCCCCACTGGATGGCGCCACATTGCTGCGCGAGGTGCATCATCCCCATATACGAGATGTCGAGGCAGACCTTGCCATCGCGCGGCACCAAATAGGCCAGCTTGCTTGCTGGGTTAAGGCTGATGCCGATGGCCGCCACATTGACCACCGCCGCCCGCAGCGAATTCGGGTTGTTGGTGGCGACCTTGCAAAGGTAATCGTTGGTTTGGAGCGCTTGAATCGCGAAGGTTCTCTCCCGATCAAACTCGATTCCCTTATCGGCGATAACGGCACAAAAGTTCCCGCGCTGCTCGTCGATAATACTGATGATGTCGTTAGCCATGTTTCCTCTATGTCATTCCAGCCATAAGCCGATCAGCGATGTTCTCGGCGCGGCGCTGTGCCTGGCGCTGCCAGTAGGAAACGGTCAGAGCCTCAAGGATTTGTCCGGCGTGCTCGTGGCGCCCTTCGCGCAGAGCGTTGAGCATTCGACCGACACTCATGGTGTCCACCGTCTCGGCCACGGCCTCGTAAAAATTGGCCGGCGCCAGCGGATCAAAATCACCGTCCAGAAGACGGGCGGCCTCGATCTCGACGAGCCTATCGCGCTCGCGTCCTCGGGCCTCTGCGCGATCCTGGCGTGCCATCTCGGCGCGCAGGTCTGAATCGAAAGAGCAGAGCATGGTCACAGTCCCAGGAATACGAAACAGATCACCGCGAAGCTGGTTCCAATCAGGAGCCATCCAATGGCTTCCGCGGCGGACGGGGCTGGCTCGTAATCCAGTGCGAACGGGATGCGCTCCCACTCGCGGGGCTGTGTGCGCTCGAATCTGGCGTCAGCGTGTTGCATGATTTCCCCATGAATTCGTTGCCGGGTGACGCGCTTTCCCGGATTGCCCTACAGCGCTCATGCTTTCGCCTTGAGTGGGCCGCCGACGATGTTCTGTCAGGATTGCTACAACTGGCGGTTACGTTCCGCCGCCTTTGCTCTCCGCTGTCACAGGGCCAAACTGTTCATTGACCCGGCCGCAGATGCATTAGCCGATTTCCGTTTGCCGCCGAAATCCCAGGCGTGCTGGTTGTTTTCGGCGACTGAACACCATTCGAGGTTTTCAACTCTGTTGTCATCACGAATGGAGTTCTTGTGATTCACACATGGAAGCCCGAGCGGATTCGGAATGAAGGCTTCTGCAACCAAGCGATGAACCTGCTTGCAGAAGAGATTTCCGTCCTTGCGCAAGGTGACGCGCTGATAGCCGCGCATGTAAGTCGTTTTCCGGATAGAACCCTTGATCTTCTGGTTCCGATAGGCGATCCGCTCGACAGTGCGCACTTGCCCGTCATCGGACACTTCGTAATAGCCTTCCAGACCAACAACCGATTTCCACATATCAATCTCCACTGTTCGGCGCCTTGTAGGCCGCTTCGGGCGGCCGGTCCTGCTCCTATTTGTGCGTCGGGATGGAGCAATCACCGAAACCGTTGTTGCTTGCCGGTGGTGTCGCTTTCGACTCATCCATCCGCAGATGGCGTCTCGTCTTGGCTGACTGCCCCGCTCGGGGGTTTTGCCGGTGCATGTGGCAATATTAGGCGCGCCTACCGCGTAAGTCAATAGGCCGGCCTACGATTAAGCCAAAGAAAACCGCCCAAAGGCGGTTGGTTGGAGTGGCGGTCTATCAAAACGATGAACTGCTCATGTTCATTGGGATGGCAATGCGACCGCGACACAGAGTTGATGCGTATAGAGTGCGCGTCATGACTTCCGTACTAGCCTCACAACGTTTGACTCTTGGGCTGTATCTGGTGCGTTAAAAACGACTGGCAACTCGCCGGCAGACGCCGTATGAACGCCCGTGTCATTGGTTGCGATGATGTACAACGGGGTCATGGTCGCAATCCTATACGCATAGCCTATAGGAGCGGCTTGACGGCGGGCAATAGGCGCGCCTATACTTGTCGCCATGAATAAATCGCCACTTTCCCCACGCGAAATCATCGATGCCTTCGGCGGGACTTCTGCGGTTGCCAGACTGTTTAACATTCGATCTCCTTCTGTCTCAGAGTGGAAGACGAACGGCATCCCTGATGCACGCATGATGTGCTTTCGCCTTTTGCGGCCGGAGTTGTTTGGTCAGGACAAGAAAGCTGCCTGACCATGGTTTCTCTGCTGTCCCTTGCATGGACTTTCCCCTGGCCTTCGGGTCAGGGATTTTTTTGTCCGATGGGTGCAGCCTATTTTTGTCACTAAGGGATAGTCATGGCAATCATCCTGATTTGCATCGCCACGGTCGTTATTTCGTTTGTCGGCGCAGTTGTTATCGGCTACATCATCGCCGCTGGCGGTGCCGAATGAACTACTTCGGGTCAATGCTTTTGGGGTCCATCGCGATCCCGGATGCACCGCGCGGCTCTGCGGTCATTGCACATTGGATCGAGCCGAAAGCCAGTGCTGGCAATGAAAACTACAACTCGGTCATGCGCGCCGAAAACGTTCGCAAGGTGCTCAAATCGATAGAGGCCGGCAGCGTGTTCTACGCCTCTATCGCCTGTGACACAGGGCTCTGTCTCAAGACGGTTCAAAGCATTTGTTTGGACCTAATAGATGCAGGCAAGATTTGTCGTGTCAAGCGCAAGCTGAGGCTGAGATGAAAACTAGCGCGATCCAACTTTGGGCGTTGGCCTCTCGGCAAGCCGATAACATCAAAAAGCTCAAATCTCAGGCGGCAAAATCGAGGCAGATTGCGCTACTTTGCAGAACGCTTGTTCGGGCAATGAAGGGGGGCAAGTGATGGCAAGAATCAGAACAATAAAGCCGGAATTTTTCACTTCAGAAGACATTGTTGAGCTCGATCCGCTTGCCAGATTGCTCTATATCGCGCTCTGGTGTGAGGCTGACAAGGAAGGGAGGCTTATTTGGAAGCCGAAGACCTTCAAGATGCGATACTTGCCCGCTGATTCATGCGACATTGACGCGTTATGTGACGCGTTGCTCACGCGTCAGCTTGTGGTGTTGTACGGCGACGGATTGGCCGTCATTCCTACGTTTCGCGAGCATCAGAACATCAATCCAAGGGAGTCAGAAAGCAAACTTCCAGAACCGACAGAGGAGAGTATTCACCGTGTTAATTGCGACGCGTTGCTCACGCGTCAGCACGCGCGCAATTCAAGAATTGACCCACAGGTAGGAAGGGAAGGGAAGGGAAAGGAAAGGAAGACGCGTGAAAAACCACGCGTGACATCTCTCCCTGAAAACTTCTCGATTTCTTCAGCGGTCAAGACATGGGCTGAGAAAAATGGATATCGTCATCTCGGAAAACACCTGGAACATTTTTGCAACACCGCCTTAGCCAAGGGATACGCCTACGCCGACTGGGATGCAGCGTTCCGGAACGCGATCAAGGACAACTGGGCCAAGATCGACAATTCGTCGCCAGACGTTTCTGCAGACCCTCGCGGAGAGCCTTATACCTACGTTCTTGACCTGAAGAAAGAACCGCTGCCGGAAGGATGGCTACGCCCTCCCAATGGCGAATCGAAGTACATCCCTGGCATGGGGTGGCTGCTGTGAAGCCGGCCACCGCGGAATGGCTGGAGCGGATGCGGGTGAAGGGCCGTAAGCCTGCCTTTGTTATCGTTGAGGTCGATCCGGAAACGCCGTCAGAGTGGTACGCCTGGCGCGAAACCTGGATCCTGCCGACGCTTGGCGTGACATCGGACATGCCGGTGGATCGGCTCGACTTGCGATCCATGGTCGGGCTGAACGTGATTATCGTTACCGCCCGTTACTCGGCATGGGTCGCCTCGCTGTACGAAGCGATGAAAGCGATCCCTGTAGCCTACGTGGCGCTTTGCGTTCGCGATTGGGCGACTGAAGACGGGGACGCAGGAATCCATTGGACTGCCAAGGCAGGGGATGTCGCTCTGATGGAGCCATGCCAATGAGCAACATTCTGCTCCCTGACGACATCGACTTCGCGGCGTACCTGCATGCGACAGACGCCAATCACAAGGTCGTCTCCGGGCACTCATTCGCGGCAGACGTTGAAAGGCTGATCGAGTGCCCAGATAGGATAACCGGGGACTGTATGCCGTGGAAATCGACCTACCCGCGATTCCGGTTCCGCCAGTCCGAGGTTACGGTCTGGACGGGCTACAACGGCCACGGAAAAAGCTACGCGCTGGGGATGGTCTGCGCGTCGTTGGTCAGCCAGCGCTCAAAGGTCTGCATTGCGAGTTTCGAGATGCCGGCGAGGCGGACGCTTTATCGCTTGATTCGCCAAGCCGCTGGGCGCGATACGCTGGACGCGGAATTCGCCCGAGGGTACTTGGCGAACGTCAAAGAGCATCTTTGGCTTTACGACCACCTGGGGCAGACGACGCCCGAGAAGCTGCTTGCGGTGATCCGCTACTGCAGCGACAAGAAGGGCATCAAGCATTTTGTCATCGACTCTCTGCTGACCTGCGGGCTTCCAGAGGACGGGAACGGGGCATTGACGGCGCAGAAGCAGTTCATCGGTGACTTGTGCGTCATTGCTCGCGATACCGGGATTCATATCCATCTGGTTGCCCATGCCAGGAAGGGGGCCACCGATGAGGACGAGGGAAAAGCCCCCGGTAAATTCAACGTGCGCGGCTCATCTGCGATCACCGATCAGGCGGACAACGTCATCAGCGTTTGGCGCAACGTTCGCAAGGAACGCGCTTTCGATCCGAACGGAAGTCTGGGAGGCAAGCCGATGAGTTCCGACGAGAAAGTTTCGCTCTCGATGCAGGCCGATGCAATGTTGGCGATTGCCAAGCAGCGTAACGGGGAGTGGGAAGGGAAGATCGGCTTGTGGCTTGACCGTGAGAGCTGGCAGTTCGTCGAGAACGATCAGGGAATTTTGGTCGATCTCCTGTGCTTTGAGGGACCTTGAATTGTGCGGAGCGAATCCATGCGAATCCCCGACATGTACCTGGAGCGAAAGCCATCGCGCAGCCTGCGAGGCGCTGGCGCAACTGACCAAGCCAAAGGAGGCCAGAGCAGCCTATTACGCCCTGGTCCTCAAGCACCGCGGGCAGAAGTCGCTCAACGAGTTGAGGGCAGAGGTCAATCGGCAATGGGCATTGCTATCAGGGTAATCGGATGGATTGGATTCGGGTTCGTCATCGGGCTTTCGGTGATCGTGTTGGAGAGGTTGTAAATGGACATTGCTGCCCTTGAGGAAATGGCGGATCGACTCCGGAGCGGAGAGTCCTGCGGTGACGAGGCCGCGGACATGATCGATTGCGCCATAGGAGAAATTGAGCGACTGCGTAAAGGACTCGATAATTTGCGCCGCGAGTTGCGTGACACCAGACAGGCTGCGATTTTTTCCGCAGTCGAGCTATTGCACCGACTAGGCGTTTCTGGCGGCGATGCAGAGCGTGTGTGGATGGGCGAATTGGCTCCGAACACCGAAGGCAACAAGCCGTAACCATGACGATCCCTTTGAAAATCAACCTCAAGGCCGAGGCCAATTTCTGCCGCTGGTGCGTCCATGCGGCCTGGTCAGTACAGTCACCTGAGCATATGTGGTGCGGCGCATGGGTGCGATTCGTCCCCAGGAATGCGACCTGCGAGCATTACATGCGCGAACCAGGGGCGGACGATGAGTAAAGTCCTGATCCTGAATTCTGATGTGGCCCGACAGGCTGCTTGCCGGTATGTCATGGCAGCCCCGAATGGCTACGCGGTCAAGATTTCCGAGCGCACCCGCTCGCTCGACCAAAACGCGGCGCAATGGCCGATCCTCGATGCATTCGCGAAGCAACTGCAGTGGCCCGTCAATGGCGCCATGCAGACGATCACGGCAGAGGATTGGAAGGACATTTTGACCTGTGCCTGGCGCAACGAAGTTCCTCGCGTGGCGATGGGCCTTTCCGGCGGGATGGTGCTGCTTGGTCAGCGCACGAGCCGCTTCAAGCGGGGCGAATTTTCGGAATGGCTGGATTGGCTGAACGCCATGGCGGTTGAGAAAGGGGTTCAACTGTGATCGAGAAATCGATTCGATGGAGAAACGTCCCGTACATGGCCTGGGTCAAGTCGCTGCCGTGCGCAATGTGCGGCTGCCCATCAGATGACGCGCACCATATCAAGGGCGTCGGGCATATGAGCGGAGCAGGGACGAAAGCTCCGGACTGGGCAACGATGCCGCTGTGTCGAATCCACCACGACGAGATGCACCGCAATCCTGAAATGTGGCCGATGCAATGGGAAATGATCTCCAGGACCATTGGCGCGGCTATCGAGTCTGGGATGCTGGGGTTCAGAGGATGAGCGGCAAACTCTCGCGCAACAAGGGCGCCCGCGGCCAAAGCGAGTTCAAGGCCATGCTATTGGATCGGGATTGGACTGTCGACACGCTCACCGCGGGGATCAAATCCGCCGACCTGATCGCGAAAGACCCTCAGGGGATGGAATGGTGCGTAGAGGTCAAGAACTGCGCCGGAATTCTCCCCGCTCATCGCAAGCAGGCCATGGAGCAGGGAGATAAGCGACGGCTGCCATGGATGCTGGCGAGCAAGATCGCCGGGTCGTCGTCATGGCTGGTTCAGCGGCGAGGAGTGCAGCC